TACAAGGTTGAGGTTCAAGAAAAACGAGAAATAGAGATACCAGACCCAATGAGAGCTGCTCAGTATTTCTATTGCATAAGACACAGCTTTAATAAATTAATTCACACACCAATGTCTATGATAAAAGATTGGAATAAAAACTGGGAAGAAGAATTTAAATATTCGAGAGAAAAGATAGGTGGAGCAACAATAGAAAACTTAGACTTTGCTGAATTAATAGACAAGTATGAACCAAGAAAAAGAGACTTCTGGTATTTAGACCCACCATACTTTGTTGCCCATGAAAAAGGTAATAAGTATTATCAACATAATTTTAATGCTGATGACCATTTAAGATTAAAAGAAAAAGTGGATAAGATACATAAGCAAGGTGGAAAATTTATGATAAGTTATGACGCTGATGAAAGAGTTGCAGAACTCTATAAAGATTACGATGTTAGAACCATAGATTTAAAATACGCTGGAGCAACAGACGAAGCTAAGAAAAAAGAAAGAAAAGAATATTTAATAATTAATTACGAACCTGCTAATCAAGCAAGTTTATTTTAAAAGGAGACAAAATGGCTAAAGAAATAAAATTAGCCCCTTCCGCTCAAGAGGCTGAAGAAGCTTTACTTGGGTGCATTATAGAAGGAGGCGAAAGAGAACAAGAAGTAGCAATGGCTTGGATAAGAGATAATGATGCATTTTACAATACAGACAATAGAATAATATGGGAATCAATGTCAGAGTTATATAAAGATAAAGTAGATATAGATTTTGTAACTTTATGTAACAAAGTAAAAGATATACATGGAGATAGTAAAGCATACTACATAACAGGATTAACTGAAAGTGTAGCTAGTAAACAAAATATAGAACAATATGCAAGAATAGTATGGGAAAAATATATACAAAGAGAAACAGCTAAATCAGCAGAAGCTTTGTTAAATGCAAGTTATGAAGATTATAAAAACGTAGGGAGTATATTAGAAAAGCATAGCAAATTGATTGATGAATTAAGACAAATACAACCATCTAAACAAAGAGATATAAATGTATTAGTTGATGAAATGAGAGCAACAGTTGAAGAAGATTCTAATCTTATACCATTTAATCTTGGACATCTTGATACATTTGCAGGTGGAATGACTCGTAAAGAAATAACTGTACTAGGCGGTAGGCCCGGCCATGGTAAAACAACTCTTGTAATAAATATTATTAGAGGGTTGATTGAACAAGGATATAGAGTAATGTTATTTAATCGAGAAATGAGTAATACGGAAATGCTGAAGAAGATGGTGGTAATGGAATCAAATGGATTAAAATACGGAGATATAAGACGAAACGACCTATCTGAAACTAGTAAAGAAGAGTTTGAATTAGTATCTGAAAAGATGAAACATAACTATGAAAACTTTTTAATGTATGACAATGTAAGAACATTAGATGATTGCTTGAGAGAAATAGCAAAGCATAAACCTGATGTTGTTATAGATGATTACATACAGTTAATAGATGTTCAAGGTGTTAAAGAAGGAAGAAGGTTCGAGATAGAAAAAATAATGCAAGAATATAAATGGATATGTAAACAAGAAGATTGTTCATCAATACTTGTATCGCAATTAAATAGAGAAATAGAAAAACGATTTGACCCTAGACCTCGTATGAGTGATTATGCAGAGTCAGGTGTAATCGAACAAACTGCTGAATCAGCTATGTTTGTATTCTATGGACATAATTTTGATAGTGAAAAGTTTAATCCATATAAGAGTGAAATCATAGTTTCTAAAAGTAGGTACGGAAAAATAGGGACTCATGCAGTAGGATTTAATGGAGGTAGGTGTAAATTCTATATGAACTCAAACATGGCGGAAAAAGATAACGTTGTATAAAAGTTGTTATGGGTGCTTCTTTGAAGTCTCCTCCAAATGCTATTGGTTTTCTTTAGCAAAAAAGGGGCACCCAAAACCTATACCTCAAGAAATAATGAGTAAAGGTTGTAGTCAATACAAAAACAATAATATGATAAAGTCGGAATCGGAACTACTTCACCAAGTAATAAAAGTTTTCGATGGAGAAATATTAGGAGACAAGTATGAACCACCAGTTAAACCAACAAGAACATATAAAAAGAAATATGTTAAAAGTCCACATAAATATTCACATAGAAAGGATGCACAATGACAATAATAGGAATAGACCCTGGTGCTAGTGGAGCATTATGCTTTACTAATTCAGAACAAAAAGATATACATACGCATAAATGCCACAATCTAATAAGTGGTAGAAGGCTAACTGTTTCTATGGCTTTAAATGCATATAAATCTAAAGAAGCAATAGTATATATAGAAAAAGTTCATGCAATGCCTCACGATGGAAGAAGTTCATTGTTTAAGTTTGGAGTTAATTACGGAGCATGGTTAGGAATACTTAATTCAATAAAAGGAATAAATAAAATAGTAGAAGTATCACCACAAAAATGGATGAAATTTTGGCAAGATAAAATGGAATTTAAATTACCTAAAATAAAAAAAGATAGAAAAAATAAACTAAAAGAAATAGCATCAATTTATACAGAAAAACCTGCAACGCTATGGAATGCTGATGCAGTATTAATAACAATGTACGGAATGTACACAGAAATGGAGGAATCAAAATGAAAAATACAGAACAATATGCAAATTATTTATATAAAATAAGTGCTTTGTTAAAAGATATAGATAGTTATAAATCAGAAAAAATAGATAAACAAAAAATAAAATTATTAAAAGGTTTACTTGATTCAACAAGTGCTTTAATTAAATTATTAGAGCATAAAGAAAAAACAGAACCAAAAGCTTTAGCATAACCTCCTTATTAATGCTAAAAGTAGGAAGGGTTGGTATTTAACTAGCCCTTCTTACTTCTTTTTATCCAATTCCCTCATGTACTTTAACATTCTATAATTAACAGGCTTTGCACCAGACTTCTTTTTTCTTCTTGTCCCCGTTACATCTAGCCATTTTTCACCAGCTATATCAAAAACAGGTTTTCCTTCATAAAGGTTAAATGGTAAATTAATTTTAGAAGTAGGATAAAATGATAGTTCATTAAGTCCAACTCTAAAAGAATTTAATATTGGGCTTCTATCGTTTTCAAATAACATTGGAATATGTCTATTGTAAGCTCTTTTGCCAAATGAACTCATAGAAATAAGATTATTAAGCATTTTAGTTCTGCTTCCTGTGTGTGTCAAGTCATGGTCATACTTATATCCTTGAACAGCATATAAATACTCATGCCAAGCTTCAGGTTCCGTTTCATTAATCATGCCTATAGACATTCCTAGGTCAATCATGTCCCCAAGAAGAGGGCCTCCAAATGTACTAATAATTGGCCCTTTGCCATAAAAAGCTTCATTAATTTTTTCTGGGTCATTAGAAAATAAAGTACCCCATTGTGAAATTCTTTTTGCTGTATCATGCTCTACTAAATTATCAACATCTAATCCCATAACAATATAAGCAATTAAAGGAGCTAGCCCATAAGCCATTCCCATTTTCATTGCTTGGTGGACTCCTTGCATTTCACCAAAACTTGCACCAGACCTAACATCAGCAGAAGCTTCTTTATAAATAGAAGTATTTCTTTCTAAAAATTCCATTCCATAATGTTGAAATTGAAACATAAATCTTGTTATGTTTCCATATTTCCCTAATGATTTAATATCGCCTCTCATAAGTTTGGATTTAGCATAATCAGCATAATCAAAATGATTTGCCAAAACCATATTTTTTGCATAATTAGTAGCTATTTCATTAGCTCTAGTTTCTAAATATTGCTTTTTATTTGCTACTTGAGACCTAAATTCAGAACTTTCCATTAATATTTTATGTAAACTTCCATAAGCAACTTTAAAAGTATGTTTTCTATTCCAATTTTCAGCAGCTCTGTGCAATACAGATGATTTTTTTGAAACCCAACTCATACCTTCTGCTATTTTATGACCAAAATGTTCTTCTTTATATTGTATGTTACCATCTTCATCCATATACCTAGATTTAAACATACTAGGTTTTTCTTTAATGCCACTTTCTAAAAGTTCTGGTGTTATTTCTTTAAATAAAAATCCAGCTTCATCTAATATTTTATCAGCTTCCCTTACTCCACCTTCACCTTTAATACTATCAAAGTAATTAACCGCTGCAATACTTTTAGTAAATCCAAATCTTATGTAATCCAAAGCTCTTTGAGTTGTGTTTCTAGCTGCTCCACGAACATTCCATCCAAGTTTAGATGTAAATTCAAAAGCAAGTAATGTTTTCATTGCTAATTGAGCTGATTCTGACATTTTAGTATCACCATTAGCTGATTTATGCATATCTGCAATAAAATCTGAAACATTAGTCATATATTGAGTTGGGCCTTTATCGCCATCTCTATACATTTTTAATACATCAAGTCTTGCATCCATAAAAGCTTCTTCTAGAAAAGCAGAAGTATTAAAATGATTTATATCGTCTATATATCCTTTAACAACATCAAAAAAGTTTCTTGAATATTCTGGAGCATATTCTTGTTTTCTACTTTTTGCGTGATTAGTAACCCATTCATTTATTGATTGTATATCTTCTTTAAGAGTAGATGTTTTTCTTAATAATAAATCTTCACCAGAAGAATCTAATTTTTTTAATCTTGGCAACAATCCTTCCATAAAAGTAGCATTTAAATCCCTTACATAATGAGGAAAAAACCCTTGTTCATATCTAGGCATTAATTCTTTATTTAATCTTTCTCTTGTTTCTTTTAATAATTTAACATTTTCACTTTCTATTCCTCTGTTAAATTTTAATCTTTTTATTTTACTATTAATAACGGAATTTATTCCCTTTTTTAAATTATCATACTGATTATCCATCATGTTATTATATTTCATTAAAGGGTCTGCATATTTTATATCCATGCCTAATTCAGACATAATTTTTTCTAAAAATTTAACTTCATTTATTTTTAATAAGGCTTCACCGTTATCAACTTTTTCAAGGAATTTTTTAGAATCTTTAATTCTCATAGGTCTAAATTCACCGCTTTCAATTTTTTCCCTATATTTCATTAATATATCTGGCATACCAGTTTCAATTAATACAATAAAATCATCAAATGCTTTTAATTTTTTATTGCTATCTATAAATTCTGATAATTCTTTTCTAGCAGTTGAAATTTCTCTATTGTTTTGTTTGTCAATAGCTTTAATAAGATTTAAATCTAATTTTCTTAATTTTTTTACATCCCTATTAAAAATAGCTTTATCAATAGGCCCGGTTACTTTAGATATAACTTTAATCATATCTGTTATTTCTTTAAAGTCTTCAGCTGATTTCATTGTTCTAACTTTATCTTGACCAGATACATCTTGCAATCTTGAAAGCATTGAACCTATTGCTGGGTCTCTTTTACCAAAAGTAGTACCAGTCCAAAACAACTTTGCAAAATCATTACTTGCAATGTCGCCTTGCTTTACTCTTTTATTTAATCTATATAAACTTTCAGTAAATTGTTTTATTTTTCCAGGTGTTAAAAGTTTTTCACCTTCATCTAATATAGCCCATTTTAATGGAACATAAAATTCAGATTCCCACATTTTAAACATAGCTGCATGAGGATTTTTAAAATTACTTAAAGTTTCTTTATCCCCAAGCCATGTATTTACTGCATTTATTAATTGAGATTTTTTTGTTGCTTTATTACAATCCATTATTTAATACACCCACTCATTTCAGCCCAATCTTCAGCATCTTTATTTGTATGGTCAAGTAATCTTCCGTCATGAGCTGTGTTGAGTTCTCTTTCAAGTTGTTGCAATTTATTATATTTTGAAATTAAACTAGATTCATTTACTTCTAATTTAAGACCTTTATCAGCAGCTGCTCTTTGTAAATATTTAAATCCTTTTGATAATTTAAAAGAATCATGTTGTTGTATTGGTACAACAGATTTTGATTCCGATACTGCATTTATTTCAGTTTGAACCATTTTTATATACATATTGTCTAATTTAAGCCTTCTCTCTATAAAATCATAAGGGTCTAAGTAAACATTTGTAGCTAAGTCTCTATTTAATAAATCTATTTCATCAAGAAATTTTTGAAATCCAATAGAAAATTCATCACCAGCTAAATTTGCTGTTTCTTGATAAAAATCAAGAACTGAATTATTCATTATGTTTAATGTATGTCTTGGAAACATATTCCTTGTCCAATTTATATCAGTATAAGAACTTAGCTTTCTTTCTAAATAAGAATCAAATTTACCTAATCCGTATTGTCTTACATCATTTTCTCTTGAAGTAAAAAGATTGTGATTTCTATCAAAATAGCCTCTATAATGATTTTCTGATTCAATTAATTTTGTTAATAATATTTGAGAAGGTATTGTTTTGTCCTCTGCTTCACCAGCAAGTTTTCTAGCTACTCTTATAGGATTATCTTCAGATGAAAAATCTTTAAAAGCAATTTCAGTAAGAACTCTTATTCCCATTCTAAATCTTTTTGAATCAACATATGGAATAGGAACTACTCTATTATTAAAAACTCCAATCTTTTTTCTATTTAACGAAGGAGACATAAAAGCTAACATAAATTCTAATCCATGTTGTTCAGTTTTTTCTTTTAAAAATTCCACTTGCCATTTATAAAAATCATCAGTATCATATCTTTCTAATTGCTTTTTTAATTCTTTATCTTTAATTACTGTTTTAGCTCCAAATTCAAGTATATCTTTTATACTTCCATGGTCTCCATAAATTTTTCTTCTCAAATCTTTAAACATTGCCAAATCATCTTTAGCATTACCTTCAAGCATTTGATAAAAATTATCAAATTTATAACCACCTATTAATTCAGATTTTAATAAAGAATGTATAGAATGATAATATATTGTTGATTCTGTTAGTTCTTTTCCTTCTGCAATTAAATCTAAAAATTCATATTTTTGAGGGTCTTTTATATTTACTCTTTTTCCATATTCAGTATTTATTTCTGATTGAAGTTTATTTATAACATATTTTAAAGATTTAATTTTTTTATTTTTCCATTCTTGTTTGTATTTAGACCTAGCAATTTCGTTTATTTTTCTACTTAAATAAACAACACTTCCAACTTTTTTATTATGGCTTAAAACTGCATTAGTTAATTTTTCATTATGTTTGTCAGCTGATTCTTTATACGATTCCATTATCATATCATTATACCAATCATCAAGCTGTATTTTATCTTCTCCTAGTAATCTAAAATCTTGTTTTTCTTCAAAATGATTTTTTCTAGCTAATTGAACAATTAATTGGTCTATATATGTTCCATTTGGATTTGTTGTTTCTTCACTAATAAATCTTTCTGCATTATTACGAACATATTCAAAAGGGTCTTTGTTTAAGAATGTTCTTCTATACCATTTCCCTTTTTGTGGTTTTTTTTCAGTAACAGCTCCAAATATTCTTTTTAATTCTTTAAAATCATTACCGCTTAATTTTCTTTGTTTAGTTAATTTTCTATACACTTTATTTTGAATATCTTTATGAAAATCTATAAATCCCTGACCAGCTTGCATAAAATCATCATAAGACATTCTTCTAACATCAGCCCCATCATAAACATCTTTACCAGTTGCTTGTAGTATTGTTTTGTTGTAATTATCCATTAAGGATTTAATAATTTCTTTTTCAGCTTTAGTTAATTCAATGTTTACATCTTCTGTCCACTTACCATCTTTTTTAACCATTCTTGAAAATATTCTTATTCTTTTATTATTAGAAGTTCCTTTTTCTTGGATGTCTTTTCTTTGATTAAATGATAAATTATCTGGTCTTTCTGATTGTTTTATTAATGGAAATAAGAAATTATCTTTCCAATTAAATATATCATTTGCAATATTTGGATTTAAATTATTTTTACCATCCACAACATATTGCATTTCTAAAGCACTTCGTATAAAAAAATCTATGTTTTTACTATCAATGGTAATTACTCTTTCATCACCATTTTTACTATCTGTTGTTCTAAATAAAATTCCAGGCCCATCAACAGTCCCATCTTTATTTTCCCTTCTATAATTTGACCAAGCTTCTGATTCTTCTGGGCTAGCTGTCCAATTTTTATTAGAAAGCATATCTAAATAATTTATTTGTCTTGGAGTTTTTTGAACAATGCCTATCATTTTTTTATAAGCATCTGCATTGCCCATAGATTCTATAATCTTTTCACTTTGAGTTTCTGTATCTTGTAAAAACGTAAACGAAGCTGGGGTTTTCCATTTCTTTGGGTCTATTCCTTGAACCCAATATTTATTAGTTCTCTCAATATGGTCAAACATATAATCATTATGAGCAAAGAAATAATCTACCTTATCAGCATCATAATCACCTTCATATATGTTTACTATATCAAGACTATTAACCATTGTAGAATTACCATATCCCTTATCTAAAAATCCAGCTAATCCAAGCAATGTAATATCATTAGGTCTTGTTCTTGGATTTCTTCTTGAAATAATACCAATTTGATATTTTCTACCAGTTGCTTTGTTAGCATCTTTTAAAAAGTTGTGTACACTTCCAAGTGTGGAATTTTGAACAGATAAAGATAGCTCGTTCTTTTTATCTGATTCATCAACTCTTTCTTTATAATCAGCAAGAAATTCATCAACAGTCATAATTTTTTCATTATCAACTATTCTTATAGTTCTTCCTTCAAGGTCTCCAAGTTTTGTATCTTGTTCGTGAAATGGAAGAGCTAACTCACCTCTCATTAACATATTGCCTTGTTTATCTACCAATGTAGGCAATAATCTATGATTTCTCATGTTTCCATTTCTATCTAAAAATCTCTGAGCATTTTGTATTATATAAGATTGACCACCATATCTATTACTTGTTACATTACTTAATTCACCATGCCTTCCAGAACTTCTATTTGTAATAGACCTAGTGTTATTTATTAATCTATCTATAAATGTATTAAAAATTTTATTTTTTGTTTGATTGTCACTAAAGCTCATAGGATTAGCATTAGCATGATGCTCTAAGAAAAGATACATATTGTTAATTGTTTGTAAAGAAGAAATACCATCATCATTTTGCATTTGTCCATTTGGTAACAATTCATCCATCATAAATTCTCTCATAGCGACAGAACTTCCAACAATATCTTCTATTGATTGTATCGCAAAAGATATATCTTTTTGCATTTCTTGTATTTTTAAATATCCTTCTTCAGCATTATGATAATTAGCATCAGCTGGTGAATCTTTAGCAGATGTAATAGAAGCATCTTTTTCTGGTTTTAATCCTATTGCATCTATATCTACAAATCTAATTTGATTTGGTTTTAAAATATTTTTACTAGTTGTTTTTAATTTATCAAGAGATATATTTAATATAGATTCATCATCTTTGTTTGAATTTCCATCAATATATTTTTCATCATATACTTTAGCCCCAGATTTTGTAAGTAAAATATCTAAATTATTTGCTGTAAGAAAATTTTCTAATCTTGAATCATGTATAAACAAAGTTTTACCAAGTAATAATGCTTTACCTTCACCCATAGATGAAATAACTGGTTTTATTGCATTTTTAGAATAAGGATTATGTCCCATTAATGTATGGTATTCCATCATAGCATCTTCTGTTAAGAAAGATATACTATCAAATGCACTAGCATCTTCGTGAGCCGTTCCTATGTTTTCAAAAGACCAATTTTCTAAATCGTAAATATCTTTATATTTTTCTATAATTTGCTCAACTTCATTTCTTATATTTGCATTATTATCATCATCCCAAATAGCAATAGAATACTTACCTTTCTTATTATATATTCTATCTTTTAAAAGATTGCCAGCTTCATCACCATCATTAATTAATAACCTTGCCTCTGCTAATGATAAATAATAATCAGAATCACCTCGTATAAAATTCTTTGTATTTACAAGTTTTACCCTACTAATAACTTTATCAATTTCATCAGCGTCATTATTATTTAGAATTTCTTTAAGTTTTATATTAGAATCACTTCTTAACATTCTTTCGACTACTAACAATCTTGCTATTGATTCATAATCATAATCTGCGGAATACCTATCTTGGTCTGTGTCTTTTATTCTTTCTAATAAAGCTTCTATATTTGTTGTATCTTCATATAAATCTTTATTTCTTTCGTAAAAATTATTAAACTCTTCTGCTAGAATTTTTCTATCTTGCCCTGTTATAATTATACTATCAAACTCTGGAACAAGATTTAATCTAATTAAGGGGTCTTTTCCAATAGAAACAACATCATCTTGAACTCCTAAAGATTCAAAAACTTCATCTTCTTTATCTTTTATTCTATTGTCTTTTAATATACCATCTACTATTGAATGATTTAGCAAATCATTTATTATTTGATTTTCTACTATCTTTACTTCATTTCGCATCCATTCTGGGAAATTCTCAGCTTTAGAAGTAAGATTAACAATCCTAGGTTCCATTCTTGAATTTTCTGGATTAAAAGGTTTTATTAATACATTATTATCAAATAAATAATGTTTAATTTTTAAATCTCTAAATAATTCATATATTGGATTAGTTTGATGAAATTCAGGCTTGTCTGTAAATTTTATACCAGTACCAGCTACTTCAACAACTGGAACTTCTACTTGCTTTCTTCTTCCAAAAAATACTTGAGTAGCATCTTCTAATATTTGATTTCTTAATCTTCTCCCCATACTTTCATATAGTATAGTTTCTTGTTTTTTATTACCATCCGCATCTGTAATAATTCTTGTCGCAACTAAATTATTAATTAAATTAGATATAGCATTTCCTTTAAGAATAGCATTTGGATTTTCTATTTCTGGAAAGTTTTCTGTTAATTCATCAAATTTCTTTATTTGATTTTCTTGACTCATTAAAGAATAATCTCTGTATTCTTTAAAATTTCCATCTGAATCATTAATTATTACTTTATATTTTCTAAAAAATTCACCAACGCTCATTGATGGATTTGCAACATGGTCACTAGAATCATTTAAAAATCTTGGTTTCGATATTTGTTTTTGTTCAGAAATTTTTTGATTAATAAAGCCTTCTGTGTATCCAAATTGTCTTAATGATTTATCAACTTTTTTCCAATAATCTTCAGTAAGTATTTCTTTTTCTTCTACCTCAATTCTTCCACTATCTTCATTTATTTTTAATACACCTAAATCAAAAAGCATATTTTGAATTTTTGCTTGATTAATTTCTGGGGCAAGTGCAATATAATTTTTAATTCTATCTGAATAAAATCCCAAACCATTTTGAGTAAGTTTTTCAAGAACAGTCCCAAGTGCAACATTTGAATCATAAGTGTTTCTACCTAATGCAGATTTCTTCATTTCAGCTTGTAAAATAGGGATTTCCATAACTCCGACATCAATAGTTTCTTTTGATATTTCCACTAATCCACCAGACTTATTTGAAATTTCAGATATAAAATTATTGTATTTCGTTGAAAAATCATCATTACCAACAATTTCAATTCTTTTTAAAATAAAATTATTTGAAGTACCTTCTGGCTTTAAATTATTTTCTCCAAATCCAGAAGAAACAGCTTGTAAAACAAAATCTGTTTGACCTCCAGATAATCTTGAATCTTTAAATCTTTTAGTGTTAAGTATATTGATAAGGTATTCGTAATAAAAACTATCTAATTTCTTTACATCTAATCCAAAACCTTGCAAAGTTTTCTTTAATCTAACAAATCCATCTTTATTTACAATTGTATTGCTAGATGTTAATTTGTCTGGAATATTTATAGAAGATTGCATTGTCAATATTTGACCTAATACTCTTTTCATAGAAGCTTGTTCTTCTTTTGAAACATCATCTTTGACATCTTTAGAAAATTCTATTTGTTTTACACTTTTTATAATATTCCCATCTTTATCTATAAGGCCAGCTCCTTGCAAAGCTCCTAACAATTTTTGTCTTCCATTAAATTCTGGACTAAATATTTCTTGAATACTTTTAGAAACTGAAATTGCTTTGTTTTTTACCATACTCGGTAAATAATCCATGTAATCAGAATATCTAAATTCCCTAGAGACAAGGTCTTTCATTTCAAATGTTTTATTTACAGATTGTTCTGAATTTCTAACTATTTCATATATTTTTCTTAAAGATGCTTCGTTTTTTAGTTCCATTACATTTGCATTAGAACTTGTTTGAATAGCCTCTAATCCACTTGATAAAGATTTAATAATAGATTGAAGACTCATTTTCATTTTTTCAACTTCATTTACAGCGTCATCTCCAGAACCAAGAAATTCAAAATCACCTTTTCTAATTTTATCTTTTAATTTTTTGTCTATTATTATTGTTTGTGGAGTAATAATCTTATCACCAGTAGTTGTTGTAAAGAACCCAGCTAAGTCATCAAATTCACTTTCTTTATCAGCTACATCAACAATTTTTTTAATAATACCAAGCATTTCATTTTCAAAATTTTCAGTTGCTTTTATTGTTGATTCTTCTTGCAAATCACGAAGTCCTTTCATGTCATCTTTCTTTATACCATGAACTTCTTCATACTTTTTAAGCATTGCATTTGCTTCTTTAACTGTTATTGCATCTAATGTTTTAGAAGTATGGAAGTCTGAGTTCATCGCAGTAACAAGTTCTTGCAATATTCCGTAATCTTGACCTTCTATTTCCATAGAAATTTTTACACTTTTTTCACCAGCAGGGACTGCAAAAGCATCCATTTCTCTACCTTCAGCTTCATCGTTTGTAGCCAATCCATTTTCAACTAACCAATCTTGATATTCTTTTTTTCTTGAAGCTTTGTCAAATCTAGACCTAGCAATTGGAAAATTTTCATCTATATAAAAATTAGAATTTTTCCATTCTGGGTCTCCACCTAATATTTTAATACCTTCACGAATCCTATTTATATCCGTATTCATGTCCCATGTAGAAGTGTTGTCTTTTCTTTGAGTATATGCACCTATCATTAAATTTGTAAATACATCCCACCCGTCATAATCTTCGCCATATCCTCCTAATAATTCACCAGTGCTCCAAGCGTCTTGGGCTATCATACCTGCGTTAAAAACCATACCTCCATATAACATTCTAGGCCATTCCTGCGCAAAACTTCTAAATGGTTCTTTTAAAGATTCACTTAATAAATCTTTAGCGTATTGATTTTTTTCTTTTAAAAGATAATCTGTAACTTCTTTTTTATAATTACCACCAAGAACTTGTGTTAATTCTTTATGTAAAGATTTAATTCCATCTTCAGCATTTTCATAAGGAGTTTTACCTTGAGTTAAATCTATTTCTTTTTTAAACTTTCCTTTACCAAATTCAACCTGACTTGGCTTTCCGTTTCTCCAAGCGTGATTTCCGAAATAAAATAAATCTTTAGCTAATTGTTGTCTTGATTTTCCTTTATACGGATTTGATTGTCTCCAAGTATTTATAGCTGATGCAAAATCAACTCTTGAATTTGCCATTTTACCTAATGGTTTAAATATAGCAGCTCCACCAGATAATCCAACACCAGTTAACATTCCAAATAAAGTATCTTCTAAAAGTTGTTGACTGGAAAAAACATCAGAAAAAGACTGACCTTGCTCTCTTGCATAGTTCCATTGATTAGAGAGAGAAAATGCTCCATCAATAAAACTATATACAAAAGCATCATTTAATAATTGACCTACAAATCTACCTCTTCTCCCAGTTCCATACATTACTTGACCTAATTGAAGCATGTTTTGTATTGGAACTCCTTTTTTCATCATTGTGTCAAACATACCTCTCATTATAGAAGCTTCAGCTTGAGTTATTTTACCTAAAGCCATTTGAGATTGTATTAATACTTCAGATTCTTCTTTTAACGCTTTATTAAATGTTTTTTGCTTTAGAATAGGGTGCATTCTACTTTTAGAAGCGACTTGAGTATATTTTGAAGTTCCTAATTTTATAGCATTTTTAGATAAACCTTCTTTAGCTGCCCATTGCTCACCAGCTTTAGTTATTTGCTTTGTTGATTCAGTAGAAGCTTTATCTCCTATTTTTTTCTTAAACATTTTTTTAGCAACTGGAAGAGTTGCTTTTGTAACAATATTTCCAGCTACTTTAAAAGGAAGGCCTTTAACAAAACCTGCAAATGAACCTATAGCTGAACTAACTTTACCAGCAGCTAATTCTTTTCTAGATTCAGTTCTTTCTCTATATTCTTCTAATTCTTCGGGGTCTATTCTTCCCAAAGTTTGTTCTAATAGAAAATCTTTTGTTCCAAATGTTGCAGTATCTACAAAAGCATCTAAACCTGCAAAAATAATCGCATCAAGATTTTCTCCAGTTTTATAAAGTAAAGATTTTTCTTCTTGAATTGGAGAATCTTCTTCTTGAAGAATATCAGCTTGTTCCATAATGTCAAGCATTGTTTGTGGATTCAAATCATTAGGTAAAGGTGGTTTTTCTTGATTTGGTTGATTTGGATTTGAATAAGTAACTCCAGTTGGATTTGCTAAGCTTCTTGAATTTCCACCTATTGCTTTTTTAGCTCTAGATGTATCTATTTCACTATAATAGTTTATTATTTCTTCTGGAGTCCAAGAAGGAGTTATAGTCTTATCTTCATCGTCAAACAATGAATTATATAGCGATTTTTGAGGATTTAAAGGCATTAAATACCAGAACGTATTCTATTAAGAACTCTTTTTTGAATCCTTATTTGAGAAACAATATCATCTTTTCTATCGTCATACTCATCAATTAATTCTTTTTGTTTATCTGTTGGATTTTTAGATTGCATAGCTTTATTATACAAAACAGCTAATTGGTCGAGAGATTTTTCACTATTTAAAATACTTTGTTGAATAGTTTTCATTCCTTGAGCCCCCATATAAGAAGGTGGAATATTATCAACATCTTCACCTCCCCTAATAACTGCATCTAGTAATTGAGTATCTTGAGGTGATATTTTTATATTAGAAACTTTATTTATATCAAATTTATAATCTCCAGTTCCAGCTTCAATTCTTTCATTTTGTATATTTTTTTCTATTTCTTTTGCTCTTAATAATTCTACACCTAAAGATTGAAATCTTGTTAGTGTAGGTTCATCGAAACCAGCTCTAAATATTTTATTATATTTTTTTTCTTCAGATGTAAGAAATTTCATTCTTTCATTTAAATTTTTTCCAAATCTGGGACTGCCTAATTTCATACTAGCACTAACATAATTAATTAACATATTTTCAAAATCATCAGTTTTTCCTTCAGTTTGAACCATTCCAAAAATACTATTTTGTATTTCTTTACTAAATTCCATTCTTTCTTTTCTTGATGTATTATTTTTTAAATTTTTATACAAAGAACTTTTTTCAAAAGTACCCGTTATACCACTTCCTTCTTGAGCCTTTATAATAGATTCTTGTACTCCAAAAGCTCCAATAACATTTTCCATAATTTCTGCATGATTTCTTTCAGCAATTGTATCTAATTCATCCAACCTAGCATCAAATGTTTTTCTTCTAGCTTCTTCTGTTTGAGCTGTAATTTTGTCTATTTCAGCTAAAGTTGCTTTTCTTTGTAAATCAAGTTGTTCTGGTTCAGCTGCAAATTCACTAGTTAAAACTTGAGATTCTAAAACTCTTTTATTTAATGCTCTATTTTCCCTTACTGACTTAGCTAATTCGCTATCACCTATTCCCAATTTTTGTTCTTCTAATTGAAAAGACCTATCTAAATTTCTTTGGTCTTGAGCCATTTTTAACATAGATAAAGATTCAGACACTTTTGTTTGTTCACGCTGTTGCCTGTATTGTAATATTCTATTTAGTGATGCTAATACATCAGCTCCGTAATAATTTGCCATAACTTTAACTAAAAAGATTCATTATATTTTTACCAAGATACCAAGAATTTGCTTGTTTATTAAGAAGTTCTTTTTCTTGTTCAAATCTAAGTTTTTCACTTTCCAATTTAGAACGTTCTATTTTTTCTCTAGCACTTTCTTTTCCCATTTCAGAACCATATGCAAATTGCAAATCTCCCATTCCAGATTCTATAGATTTATTTAACATTTCTAAATCCTCATCTCCTATTTGAACATTTGCAAAGCCAGTTCCACTTTTTGCTTTTTCAATAGACTTTCTTAATCCTTGTTTTTTATATCCAAATGTATCTGAAAAATCAGATAATTTTTTTTCAAATGAAGCTGTAATGCCTTCCCTAGCTTTTCTTGTAGATTCAGACAAAGCTGAAAGAGAATCACCAACTATATCTATTCCTTTTTGCGCATAACCAGCTTGCGTTCTAGCAGAATCTTCTTGAGCTTTTCCAGCAGCGGCACCACTAATTGAACTAAGTGCAACAGCAGCAGCTGGTATTAACCATGCCCATTTTTCTTCTAAACCTGTTGTTGGATTAATAGTACCAGAACCAACATTATTTACTAATTCTTCACCATGTTTTCCATATAATTCTATTAATCTTTTTTCATCATTACTAACATGCCAAAGGCTTCCATCTGAAGTTTCTACTATTTCTGTATCTCCATATCTTCCATGTTTAGATAAATATTTTTCAGCTATAGTCATAATTATCCCTTTTTACCAAGACCTGTTTGTTGTATATAATAACCACCTCCAGGTTGAGATAAATTAAAATCTTGAACATCTTCAATTTCATTCCAAATTGCATCATCCCACATTGAATCTAAATCAAGAACATCTTTGCTAGCAGGAGGAGTAATTATACCAAACATAGCTTTTATAGCATTTGAAGGTTCTCCATGCTTCTTAACATATTCATCATAAGAATTTACTTTGCTTGAACTAGAATCAATTGAAAAACCATATTCATCCGTTTTTTGAATATCCTTTTTAGGAATAACGTTAACATTTTCAAATACAGAAGAATCAGGTTTATTTGTTTGTATATTTTCTGATTCAGATTTTGGTATATTTTTATTTTCAATACTAGAAGCTTCTGGAAACATTTGATTATACATATTATCATATTTACCAAATTTGCCCAAAGCTTTTAAATCAGCTATATCATCTTTTCCAGAAAATTTTATATCGCCAAATTTATATTCCGCTGGAGTGCCACTTAAATAATCTATAGCTTTTCTAAACCTACCTCTTTCAATTTGTTCTAACTTAGTATCTGGAGAACCATGTATTTCTTGTAATTTTTTTTCAGCGTATGGCATGGATTTTTTAAAGGAAGCTGTATCTTCCATTCCAACAGCAACTGTTCCAGCTAATTCCAATCCTTTTGATAATGTATCTGTAACAGCTGATATTTTTTGCAAATTAAGGTCTAAATTCTTTTTTTCAAAATCTATATTTCTTAAAGATTCTTGTATTCCAATTTTTTTAGATTCATAATCGCCAATAGAACTTGCAGCTGAAGAAGCAATTGAATATAAATTATTTGCCATATTAATATATACCTTTACTATTTAATTTAATTAACATATGTTTTTTATCCAACAACATTATTATGTGTGTTGAGTTTCAGAAATATCAAAATTTGCAGTTTCTCCAAATGGTTGAAATGAAACATTTATTTGAGGTCTTAAAATTGCTTTATCGGGATTTCCAGTTTGTGTAGCAGCTCCTTGTGGATTGTTTCCTCTAAGACCAATATCAATAACTAAATTCCAAAAACTTGTAATATGAGAACTTCGGCTACTATCATATGAATACACTCTTCTAAAAGAACCGCTACCTGGTGTTCCAGTTGTTGAATGAGATTCAAATATTAAATTATGATTTCCATAAATTTTAATTGTATCTACAGGAGAATAATATGTATTACCATCGTTATTGCTTATTGTTCCATCAGCTGCTTGACTTTCACCTGCTGTTCTTACACTTGATTCTATTCTTGTAAAACCAGTAACTCCATGACCTGGTTTAGAATAAGAAGCCATTCCTAAGTCTTCTCCTTGAGTATCTTTATCATCATATATACCATGAGATAAAACATATTCATTCGTAACAGTAGCTGGGTCAGCTAAATTAACTACTCCAGCGGGAGATGTATAAGTTTGAACGTGCATAGGTCTACTTTTATAAAAATTAGGTCTAGATGATTGATTTAATCCATGTCCAGAAGCATTATTAATTCTAGACAATAAATGGTATTTTATAAAATGAGAACAATAATCTCCAAAAGGATTTTCACCACTATTATCATTTAAAGTTGTCCAATTTCTAGTTTGGTCACCTGATGGAACAGCCCCACCACCATCTACCCAAGTTGGTGAAGGCCCACTATTATCTACAAATCCATTAGAAACTAAACTAGATAAATTGTTGTAAGTTGTGTGTGCTGTTGTAGGAGCTGCAATTCCTCCAGATAAACTCATACCACCAGCTACATGAAAAACAAAACAATCGTAATCTGCAAATGTATGCTTCATTCCTTCTCTACCTCTATCTTGAAACGTTCCAGCTGATGAACCATCTGATGAAAAAGAATTAGAATGTTTAATCCCATTTCCAACAGTATGGTCATTACATTGTTGTATTAAATCGTCTTGAGCATCATTCGCTTCATGATTGACAACATTAACATATAGCAATCCAGATATAAGTCTCCTGTCTGGAATTTTAATATATCTAAATTCTTGAAATGTTCGTTTATTATTTGTACTTGCCCCCATAATTAACTCGGATATGTTTCAAAAGTAGTAGATTCTTCAAAATAACTTAATATTGAATAATTTTGTTTTAAATCAGCTTGCCCAGTTGTGAAATGATATTTATCTTTTTTATTCATTATACCATAATTTTGATATAATGTAACATCATAATTATGTAATTTTATAAAACCAGTTGTTCCCACATGGACAACAAAATTACTATTTGTTTTTATATATGTATCTCCTACAGAATCAATAGTTATATCAGCACTTCCATCTATTGTAAAATTTCCTGTTACATCTATTTCTGGAGAACCATCATTTTTAAATGCAAATCTTTCTGTTCCTCCATTACTAAATACAACCTCGTTATCTGACCCAGCCGTATCTAATGTTATACTATTAGCTGAAGTTATAGCAATATTACCATCAGCAGTTATATTTATATTAGCAGCTGCGGCTGCGTTGTCTACTGTTGTAATATTTAATACTCCATTAGAAGCACCTGCGATAGTAATTGTATCTGAATCAGATGGAGTCATTTGAATTTGGTCATCTGTAATAATTAATGTTCCAATAGTAAAATCAGTAGTTGCATCTATTGTTGTTCCTACTATAGTACCAGCAGAAACAGCTCCTATTGCAGTAAAATCACCAGCAGCTTGACTATTTGCACCTATAGTTGTACCATCAATAGCACCTGAATCAATATTAACATTTGTCATAGCATTAGAACCAAAATCAGAAACTGCATCTATATCTAATTCTTTATGGAATTGCATTTTTTCACCGCTATTAGTAGTGGTGAATGTTAAATAAGCCGTATTAGCTTCTTCTATTATTAAAGCGCTTGCTTGATTATCTGGAATTTTTATTGAGTTTTCACCTGCTACAGTAAATGTTAATGCTCCATCTCCTCCACTTAAACTTAAATCTCCAGTCATTGCTCTAGTTCCGTCAATAAGTAAATATTGAGGATGGTCATCAATACTTAAACCAGATAAACCACTATGAATTGAAATAGAACCTGAACCTGAAGAGGAAGGATTAACGGTGTTTCTAGATTGCGGCATTGTTCCAGAAGAAGATATAGCTGTCCAATCACCATTTTCTTTTACATATTGAACAGTTCCAGAACCAGATACTTGTCTAAACGCTATATCTCCATCATGGCCTTCTCTAGAATCTGGTTTATTTATTCCAAATGTAGGCTGTTTTGATTTTTGATGTAATAATTTTCTTTCTTCTCTTGTTAATGCCATTATTTTACATTCTTTAATCTATAAACTATTGTTATATCGTTTAATTCAAATCCAGCATCTCCGCTTGAAGGGCCTAATTGCAATTGGAAAGAATAACAATTATTAATATCATTATCCCCATATGAAGAAAATCTATATTCAGCCCTAGTCCATTTTGGATTATTATTTGCTAAAGGTGTTATTGCAGTTGCAGATTCAGTTGGAGTCGTATCTCCATTTAATCCATATTTAACAGTAAGTACACCAGAAGAACCAGATGTATATGTTATATATACTTTATATATTTTTTTTCTAACTGATGGATGACCAAAATCAATATCTTTTGTTGTATATTTACAAGGATTTCCATTCGCTGGAGTTGAATCCCATCTGTATATATCTGGAGTCTGGTCTCCACTTCCATCTCCACCTGTTAAATATATTAAATCTTGATTGCCATCTAATGTAAAATTACTTCTATCAGCTGGATTACTACCCATATATAAAGCTAAATCAATTCCTTTTATCCAAGCTCTTAATATAAAATCATATATTAAAACATCGCCATTAAAATTTCTAATTAATATTTGCCTTCTATTTGGAATATATCCAATATGAGCATTAGCAGTATTTGAATCATTAGCTGAACCATCTCCAGTTGAACCAGCTATAAATGTCCCAATAGTCGTATTATGAGAACCGCTATTTCCTATAGTTATATTATTACTACTATTTGCAGTATCAGCTGTAACAGTCATAGTTGCTCCATTATTAGAAGCTGATAAATTAGACATAGAGTTTACTATTCCAGTCACATGCTCACATAAGGATTCAGCAAAATTTGCATCAAGAAAATTATCAACATAAGTATCAGCTATGTGGTCTCCTTCAAAAGCTAATTGATTTGTACCGGCTCCATCTAAAAATTGTATAGTTTTTACTTGTTCACTTCCAACTCGAAAAGTAAGAGTAGACGTATTAGCTGGATGAGTATTTGAAAACTCTACAGTGTTTGAAGAATAAGTACCAAGATTTTCAGCATCCGTTATAAAAGAATCCCAATATTGTTCATTTATTATTCTTCTAGCATCTTTTTCTAAAAGATTAGAAACTCTTTGACCGTCATAAAAATACACACCAAATTTATTAAACCATGCAATACCATAATCTGTTTTAGTAACATGGTAATCATAAAGACATCCTTTTCCTGTGTAAACATCTTCTAAAAAATCTACATTTTCAGATATGTTAATAATGTATAAAGTTTTTTCCTTAAATTGTAATATTCTATCTGCATAACCTTCCAATTTAATTATACTTTCACCATCATTAATTGCAACATCAACACTTCCAATTGTATCTGGAAAAACATCAAATTTATTTACTGCACTTTTTAACATTCTATCTGGATAATTTTTTCCATCAGAACCAGAAGGTTGTCTTATATTTCCTATATAAGTTCTCCTACCATGAACAACAGCTGTTTTAAATTTGGCATCTATATACCCAGTTGTTCCTCCATATCCATTAATAGTTCTAAAAGTGTCTATTACATTAGCTGTATTTGGAGAAATTCCTTTTACAATAGCAGCTTTATTTAAAAGAGGAGATGCAGTGCTTGATGTATTTGCCATAGAATATGCCATTTCATCACCTTCTGGTAACCATTTAAATCCATTATTTACATAATCTAATTCACCTATTAAATAATAATTATCGTTTTCTTGCATTTTATAATATAACCTAGAGCCTGTTATTCTTTCTGATATATTATAAGAACTTCCACCATTATTGTATGGATGTATATAGGCATCAAAATTAAATAGTACAGAACCTCCAATTATGTTAATTTTATTAAAATCGTAATTTGAATTTACATCAATAAATTTAAATGGTATCGATTCTTGCTTTTGTTCATCATATAAATAAGAATAATAAAATGTATATTCACCTGGTTGAAATCCAGTTAAAGCGGGATTAGTTGCTACAACTATACCAGAAAAATAAAAATCTAAAGTAGTTGTTCCCTTTCTAGGAACTAATAACTGCCAACTATCTAATCCTACGCCAGTTGCATCTCCCTCTATAACATTTGATAAATTACAAACAAAAACATTCCAAGTATTTGGCTTTACTTCATCTGGTTGAAACTCCCATTGTAAATTAGTAGAAGATGTGGTTTCTGTTGCTATAAATTGTATTTTTTCAAAATTAGAATGATTAGAAGAGTCTATCCATATTCCAAATAATATGCTTTTTTCTTCTGTTAATGTTATAGAACTGGATTCAGTTAAAGAAGCTGTAGCTGTATCGCTTCCTCCGTCTAGAAAAATATTATAATCGCCAAATAAAGGGTATATTGATATACCACCAGAACCATCATCATCAGTTTTTGTAATATTAACAGCACTATTATAATAAGCTGCGTTACCACCTCTATAACTATTATATTGCAAACCTACTCGCAAATTAACAGATGATAAATCAAGAACATCCCCACCAGACCCATCCGCAACATTTCCTATATATTCAGAATCACTAGAATTAACGCCATCACTATCAGAGCCAGCAGTCGGTGTGGATATTAAACAATGTCCTAATGTTGGTTTTAATATAGATTGATTAGATTGATGCCACCCAAGAGGGTTTCCAGTTGTAACTACAGAAACTGTAAATCCAGAATTACCAGCGTGCGCATCAGTTTTTTCACCGCTATCAATTAATGTTATAGTTACTGTGTTCGTGTCAGCACTTGCACTAAATTCTGAATTAGCATTAATAGCTCCAGCTACTTGAGTTGCGACTGTATTTGCGTTATCATTTGTAGCGATACCAGTCACTTCTATATTGTGAATATAGCTTCCACTTCCAGTGGGTTGAGAAGTTCCACTATTATCTACATCTATCCATACTTGAGTTTTATGATTATCAGCTCCATATATATCAAAATATTTTCCATCTAAACTATCTGAACTATCAGCTACACAAGCAACAGTTATTTTTTCAAATCTTTCTAAACTTGCATTTAAACCATTAAATCTATTTTCACTAATATATCCAAACCACTTGTTATTAATAGCATTATCAAATTCTCCATCTCCTATTCTTAAATTACCATCCCCTACATAAAAAACAGGTAAATCGCTATCAAAAAGAGTTATTACCCCGCTATCCCAACCATCGCTATCTAATATATCTATAGCGCTAGTTCCATCATCATACGCAGCTATAAATGTTTCATTAGAATCAGTGCCGTCTAATTTTTTATCAGATTTAAATGAAAATAAACCACGATTAGGAAGAAGTTCTAATATATTGCTTTCAGCATCTCTATCAAATTGTCCTAAAGTTGTTATTCTTCCTATGTTAGTAATAGATAAATTTTCTATAGATACACATTCATTATCTTCTATATCTCTAGGGTCTGAACCTGTGTTCATACCACCATGAAATTGTTTTATTTTATAGGTGGATTTAGGCATTTTCTTCGTATTCCATATCTTCTATAATAAGATTTTGAGAATGCTCTGGAAGTTCGCATAAAGAACAATCGCTATCTGAAAAATCATATTCAGAATTAGCATCGTGGTCAAATACGTCTAAACGTAATCCACCTTCAGCCCCTTCAACTCTGCCACCGTTTTTTACTCGTATTTCTTGGTAATCGGGCTCCTGTACGGAATCATCCTGTTTAATATATCTCTTCGCTTTTTGCATCCCCCACACTCCTTTACTTTACCTCTAGTAATTGTTTTAATTGTACGACTAATAGTGTCTCCAAAACCAATATCATTACTAAATAAATCTACATTTATTTTCTTACCCACTAATAACCACTTTTGCTTAAGTTCTTTTTAATACGATTTTTCATTCTAACATTTTTAGATTTAGCCATAGCAGTTCCAACCATGTCTTGTTCTGCTTTTGCAGATGTTCCAGCTTTTTGAGTTTTACCCATTTTCTTTTTACCATAACTCATACAATCACTTGCGCTTTTGTATCCCATTTTTTTCCACCCTGTTTTACACTTTGCTTTACTTGGCATTTTACTTTTCCTTTTTTTAACATTATATTTTCTTCTTCCTCCTCCAGTTTTAAGAACACTTCCTTTTCCTGTGTCTGGAGAAGATACATCTGACATTCCTATTACGTCAGCCATTATAATCCCATTCTACTCATTAGTTTATCTAATTTCCCTTTAACAATATCCATTTCTTCTAATAAATAAACAACAGCTTCTTGACATTCTTTTACCTCCTTAGAAACCTTAGGAGATGCTTTAGTTACTTTTTTTTTAGATTCTGGCATTACTTACCTTTAAATACGCCTTCTAAGATGTCTGTTACAACATCAACAACTTTCTCAAAAAATATTTGTTCTTTGTCTTCACTAACAAATGGAATGTCAATTCTTTGATTAATAGCAGTCGCTATTTTTTCAGCCATTTCATCTGAACCTAAATGATTGATTGCCTCTTCTTGCATTTTTTCAGCTTGCTCTTCAGCTAATTTTACAAGCATTGATTTTATATCCATTTAACTTTCCTTTATCTTTTTTGTTTTTAAATATAAATAATAAATCTGTATTGCAAACATTACACACATAAGAATACCAGATAATAAATCTGTCCAATAGACAAATCCTAGACTTGTACTTAATCCTGTTACTTTTAAACTATCCATTAATTTACACTCTGTGATTGTTTTACGGCTCCTTGGCCTGGGTTAAAATAACTAATTGTTTGAGATTCTTGTTGTTGATTAATCATCATTTTAGAATATAATAAATCTAAATGCCTTACCAACATTCCCACTTCTGGCATATGAAGAACTAAATTAATTTGAGATTGCTTAGGTTCTTCTTTTTTTTCAACAGGTTTTTGTTTATATTGATTATTATATATATCTGCTAAACTGTTCATTAATGCCTTCCATTTATTCTACTTAAAGAACCTTTTACTTCTGATATTTGATTGTCTAAATCGTTTACTTCTTTAGTTAAAGCATCAAATTTTCTATCTAATTTGTCATCAGATTGATTCCACCTACCAATTAATTTTATAATCATGCCTTCCATGTTTTCTAAAGTTTCACTTTGACCTTTATTTTCAACTTTTAAATTTTCTAAAGTTTCTTGTTGCTTAGCCGCTTTATTCGACATTTGCACTACCAAATATACAAACATTGCTCCAACAACTCCAATCATTCCCGCTTCGCCATAAACTGCTAAAAAATCCATTATTTCTTTTTCCTTTTACCCCAACTTAAAGGATTGATATTAAATTCTTTTTCATAAAAAGCCACTTTTTCTGCTAATTCTTCTCTTTCAATTTTTTCTTCCACGATATGTTTGTCAAGTAAGTTTCCAATTTGTTGATTTGCATCAACCATTTTGTCTTCCAATTTTCGTATTCGTGTTTCAATTTGCCAATAACCATATACCAACATTCCAATAAGAACTGCAATTTGACCAAGCCATTTAAGGTTAATAGAAACAATGGCGTTATCATCAAGAATAGTAGTCCTATAACTTCTAGCGGTATTTGGTTTTTCATTCATTTATCTCTTCAATTATTACTTGCGTGCTATCTTGTGATTTATCAAGAGAATACCCCATAACAGACCAACCTTCACATCCTACAACATTAATTAATATAAATGTAGCGAATAGGAATATTATAAGATGTATTTGGTTTCGTGTAAACAACTTTAAAATCTCCATTTTTATATTTTTTAATTTTTTTATTCATAATTCTGTTATCATTCCATTAACTAATTTATGTTTTCCAATTATCATTCTTCCTTTGCCTCCACCATGCTCATCTTTACATTTATCAACATATGCTTGTTCAATTGTATTCCAATTGTCGCTACGTTGTATTACTTCACCATTAAAAACAAGAAAGTATGTTTTACTTGTAGGATAAGCCAGGGTCTCTGTTGTACCATCTGGATATTTTTTTGTTCTAGTTGCGCCTGGAGTTGTATTTCTATACAACTTCAAATCGTGACCCTGTGAACTTTTCCTTATAAGCATTAGTCTTCTTTAACTTCTTTTTCAGATTCTAATGACTGTTTTAACATATTAACAAAAGCATCGTGACCTACTTTAAGTTGGTCTGCAATAAACCTATTAGATGCTTGTTTGTTTTGTATGTCGTTTATATGATGTACCATTATTTTCTGTTCATCAGTTAAATCCTCAATGATATACTCTACACCATCAAGATTAATAACTGGCTTTTCTTTTTTTTCTTTAGCCATTATTGACTCCTTGTTTGTTAGTTACTTTCTAATTCTTTTACCCTTGCGGTTAATTCTTGTATTGCTTTCACTAATGGAGTAATTAATTCTGATTCTGCCAACATCTGCATTGTATCTCCACCCTCACTCCATGCTGTAAAATCTGAATGCCCAGCTTTATCCATAGCTTCTTTCACTTCTTGAGCAATAAAACCGTAGCTAACTTTATCTGGATTTTTTCTTTTTGTTTTTGTTTCATTATGGGTATTAAATTCTTTTGGATATTCACTCGGTGCTTTTTTCTTAAATGTGACAGTCCGTAAATCGTTGATAAAGTCAAGACCTAATGTGTTGTCTTTTATGTCTTTTTTAATACGTTCATCTGATGAATGAGCCCAAGAAGCATTTGTTCCGAAAACATTTTCAATATAATCAGAATCGACACCTATTCTTATTGACTCAGTTACGCCTCCTTGAAGAGCGTCTGTTCCCGCACTTATAACGATTGAGTCATCTATATTTACTGCGTGTGAAGGTACAGCCCCAGTTCCAAT